TGGTGGTAGCCTAAGCCACCAGTTACTTCTTACGTCTGCCTCGCCGTATAGGGGCCGCACCCCCCACGGCTGACGCCGTCACCGCCGGCTTCCCACACCGGCGGCGTTCCCCACGCTCAGACGCCCACCCGCCGCGCGCGTGCTATACGCGGCGGGCGGCTATGACTCCTTACCAGCGGCGGGTGCCATCGGCACCGCCCGCCCAGGAGTGGGAGCTGGCAGCTTCGCTCCCCTTACCGCTACGTCCAAGCGCTCCCCGGCCCGCCCCTTTGGAGCGGCGTGTCCCGGGTTGGCTCTGAGCTTTGACACTCTTGTTCTGTCCACTCGATACGCTCTCGATAAGCCGCTTGCGGAGCTCCTCCAATGGTACGGAGGATTTCTCGCTGATCTCGACGGCCTTAGAGAGCCTCCCCACCAAGTTAGTGAAGCACTCCTCCAGAGGCCCCAAATCAAACAAGGCGAGATACGACACGGGGTCGAGGATATGGTCTTCCTCGATGACGATTCCCCGCGCCACTCCATCCAATTGCAGCAAATGCTCGCGAAGGTACTTGCCGTCCTTCAGGACGCCGGGGCAAGCCAAGCCCCAAGCGTTAGCGTTGGCCTCCAAGCACTCCTTAGAATCCACAGTGGTCCGCGCTAGCACGACACCGATGGCCTCGTGGGCCTTCTCGATGCTATCGCCGATAAAGCCAGTGGCTTCCGGCATATTGCGGGCCTCCTGCGTACGGTCCCCGTAAAGGGGCTTATCAAAGTTCTCCGTCTTGGATCTGGAGGCTCGGGCCAATGCCCGAAGACGCTGCAAATGGTAGGTGGCGGTGTTGTAAACGACGTACCTGGTGAACAACGCATAGCGCATCTCCGTGCACATGGAAAGGCACCTTGTAGCGTTGAGCCGATGGTAGGCCGCGTCGGCAACACCAACCCGTCCGGTGGACGTGTCTGCCACTTTGAGGGCGGCTGACAACGTCCAAGCCATTTTGTCGAGGCGCTTAATTGGCTTTGGTACATACGCAAAATGACACTCCCCGTCGTCGTTGGTCACCTGGGCCACTACCATAGAGGTAACCTCGATGCAAGATCGGGGCCCGCCGTGTGAGTCCAAGTGCTTGGAATCAACGTAGGCAGGCTCCCAAACCTCGTTGGTGGCGGCGCAGATGCTCTTCGTGAAATGGGTGACGGCGGCCGAATTGGTCTCGTCCTTGCGTCGAACGATGCGAATGACTGTATCATCCCCCTCATTGACGTGGGCAAAGCCGTTCGTCAAGCATTCTTTGACGGCGATCCCTTCGTTCATGTGGGGGTACAACAAGGACTCAAACTCGTCGATGGGCTCGGCGCTCCGGCCGGAGCTCCACTCAAGCCACGTAAGATAAGCTTTCTCACCGTACCCCTGCAAAATGCCGGAGCCGACGGATACGTCTCCGCCGTAACGGTTCGAAATGCTCGTGGGCCCAATGCCAGACATCAAGTAATAATACTGAATGTTGGCTGCGACGGTAAGGTAAATGCCACGCCACTCAATACGACGAACGTGTTCCTCATCAGCACTCATGACGGCAGGCGTGTTGTCATCAAAGTATGAATCAGTCAACACCGCCGCCATCTTCATGCTGCAGTTCTCGTACTTGGCCCATTTGCGGTGGGTCCAAGTGGTGTCGTT